TAACAGCAATCTTGTCCATCATTTCTGAATTTTTTTCTAATGATTTATTAAGATCGCCAAATTGTTTTTTAAGTTGTGAAAAGAAACCAGCATCTAATAGAACTCTTTTAAAGTTAAAAACTTTATCGCCTATCATTGAAAGAGTACCACCAAATGTTTTGGCTAATTCATCAGTTGCTCCATCAAACTTACCACCATCTCCAAAGACTCTATTAAATGCCGCCGCAGTTTCTTCTACTGAAGCTGTTGCACCAGCTTTGAAACCCAGCATATCTTTAACACCTTTATCTCTAAATAAATCAGCGGCAGATATACCGGCTGACAATGATCTTTGGATTTGTTCGGCTGTTGTTTTAAAATCTAGTCCTGTTACAGCCGCAACATTACCAGTTATCCTCATTAGGTGTGCCAGTTCTTTTGCGTCTTTACTAACGACTGCAAGAACTCCTGAACCTCGTTGTATTTCTTCTAGGGAGAAAGGAACTTTAGCGGCAAACTTCGCCATTTCTTCAAAAGCTTTTGCACCCTCTTGTGCTGAACCAAATAAGAATTTTAATTGAACTTTTAGGTTTTCAATTTGCTTTCCTGTATTAACAATATTTCTAATAACAAGACCAGCACCTAAACCTATAAAGGCATTTCTTAAATTAAAAACAGAAGCTTTTAATCTTCCCAAGCTTCCTTTTAATCCGCTAAAAGCTTGTTTCGACCTATCTTTTGCTACTATATCTATTTTTAATTTCTGTGCCATTTATTACCTTTTGTGTTTAGACATTCTTTCTTGACTTTTATACTCATCTTCTTCTTTTTTCAAGTAAGCTAACCATAAATTATAATGGCTAACTGGCATTTCTAAAACTTGTTGAATTGTAATGTGGAGTCTATCGGCTATGACAAGAAGCGACCTGACATTAGGATCGCTAACTACTTTTTTTCGGCATCCTCATAATGAGTATCGGCAAGGATTCGATTGGCTACTATTGCAATAACATTTGAATCTGCTTTTTTTCTTAAAGCAAATTTATCTTCAGGAGCAAAAGCTTTTTTCAATTCGCCTTTGTCATCCTTAACTTGTAGCTTCATTATTAATAAATCTACCAAGACAGTTAAGTCTTGGAAGTTATTGGACTTTTGAAAAATCTTATTTTTTTCTTCAAGAGTTAAGGGTTCTGAATAAAAGACAGACGGATTGCCATGATCATCTTTCCACTCTTCCACTTCAATAGTGATAGTTTGTAGAGTTTCAAAATGAGTTTTGACTCTATCTATTACTGACATAAATCAGATTAGACTGTGCTTTGTGTTAATGCTCCAGTACCTTGAACAGTTACAGTTCTTGTTGACATGCCCTCCATCGTAACTCCGACTGACATTCCTGTTACAAGTCCTGTTCCAGCAAAAGATATATCTCCACCTGAATTACCCTCAGGTAAAAAAACGAAAGCTAAACTAGTACCAACGTCACACGCTTCTTGTGCTACAACTCCTTCGTCCCAGTGCATATCTACTGAACCACTCCAAGATGTTCTTCCAGCTGTAAAAGCTTTTACAGAATCAGTTAAAGCTGTGTGTTCAACAACATCTGCACTAGTTTCAATAGTGAAACCAGTTACATTTGCCGCAACATTACCAGCTACAGTTACAACACCTTCTTTTCCGTGATGTGCCGACATTATTTATTCTCCTTGTATTTATATTCTGGTTTTTTAGGTTGTGGTTTAATTACAACTTTATCAATTCCATTCTTTTGTTTATAGCCAAGTCTTTCAAATTTAGCAATAGAATTTTCATTGATTATTACTTCTTCTGAACCTTTTGTCATTTTTATATCTTTAGCCATAATGTTTTATACCTTTCTTAATTATTATCGTCAAGGTGTTCCTGATGTAAATGTGTATATGCATCTAGCAACCATTCTTATTCCACCAATAGGAAATATAGTACCCTCATCGGTTTCTATTGATATAACTTCTGTATCTTTAGCATTTCCATCTCTAGTTCTATCTATATCTAAAGCTGTTTCAATAGCTGTAATTAATTGATTTCTAGCAGTATCAATATTTGATTCAGCCCCTTGAACAAAACCCATTATAACAAAATCTACTGTACCTTGCCTATATCCTCGTACTGATTGTGTTTCTAAATCTTCTCTAGTTTCTTCTGCTGATTCTACCCAAGCACAAGGGAATTGTTGTTGAGATAAATCTCTTGGTTCAAAAGGTTGTCTTGTTATTTTTTTTAAAGTAATAGGACTGCTGATTGCAGTTAATACTGTTATAATATTTGAAGCTATATCTTCTCTACCACTCATCTCCTACCCCATTTCTTTCTTAATTCTTTCTTGGCAAAAATAGTAAATTGTTTTGTAATAAACTTCCCCTCATTGTCAGTATATCCAAAAAATGGTCTATTTTGATCTCTAGTAATACGTACTGCTTTTTCTTCTTCTGTTTTTCTACCAAAATAAACTGATGCTTTTCTTTTATTTATTAATTTTGTTTGGATTGAACCTAACATATCTCCTGTTAAACGTAAATCCACTGTTGATGGTGCACCTATTTTTTTTAAATATTTTTTATAACTTGCAGAATAACCTGAAAATCTACCATTCAAACCTTTACCTTTTGCTGTTCTTTCTATGATAATTTGTTTTAATAAAAATGCTGATCTTTTAACCCCTTTTGTTGCAATGTCAGGGATTTCTTTAAAGAATCTACTTATTCTTTTATTGAGTAATTTGGAATTGGTACGGAATGATACACCAAGCATTATCTCTGAAGTCTTTGATAGCCAACAAGAGGTTCTCTTTCGGACGAAGATATTGAACCACCAGCATCGCTATCATATTCAACACCATCTTCAATAATAGATTTAAACTCACTTGAATATCTTGACATATAAAAATCTGCCATACGTTCAAATTGATCTTTTTCTGCTTCAGGTTTGAATTTAGTTAATGATGGCATAAGGAATCTACCCATAAATAGATAAACTCCTGCTCTTTTGAATTGATCTAAATTAACTTTAGTTGTAGTTAATTCAGCACTTCCTAAAACAGTTATATCTGTAAATACATTAGATTTATAAGATTGCCACCAACGGATTCTTAAATCTCTAAAAACATCATTAGTAGTTTGTACTAACCAAGCTGTTACTTCTGATGCTCCACTTGCAATACCATAACCAAAAGCATTAGGTTGATATGCAACAACATCTGAAGCCGCTATAACATCTGCTCCAGTAAAATTTGCCATTTAAGTAATTAAAGCAATAATAACAATAATAGCAATAACCACAGCACCAGCAATCTTTGGATTATCTTTAGCTAGTTTCCAGTATTTTGTCATTTCTTTTTCCCCTTTTTCTTTGGTTTTAATTTAACGACATTTTTTACATCGCTTTTAACTTCTTTTACCTTATCTGAAACTAATTTAAAACCCCTCATCGCAAAGTGTTTTATATTGGCTTCATATTGCCCTTTTGCTCTAGTAATAATTTTTTTTCCATTTGTTAATTTTATATCCATAATTTCTCCTTTTAAATATCAGGGCGATTTCTCGCCCTGATAAAAGTACTATTATTGTATTGATGAATCTACATTCAATTCAACACCATAAGTATCGTGTAATTCGCCTACACCATAAACCGCAGTCGCTACAACTTCGTCTGCTCTAAGAGAAGCATCTCTTTGAGTTTCTAGTTTAAGGTCTTGCATCATAGCCAATGCTAAAGCATCTTTATGGAATACAGCACCTTTGTAGTCGCCTGTTGTACCTGGATTGTTACCAGAACTATCAGCTAGATTTGAAGTTTCAAATATATTAACTCCAGCTACATTACCAACAAAACCATTTCTTAAAGCTTCATTTGATAACTCAGTATCTCTACCAGCAAACGTATTTGTTAAACCACTTTTTAAGTCATACGCATTTAGAGGATGAAATACTCCTGATATTTCCGATGTTGGAACTCCAGTTTTTCTTAATACTGCTACTGCATTAAATACATTAGCCGCACTTAGTACTGCTGTTCCATCGCCAACTTCTTGTGTAAAGCCATCAAATAATGCAGTTAAATCTACATCTATTTTTTTAGCAATAGCTTCGCCAAATAGCTTTCCAATGTCAGCCGCAACATTTCTTGGAGAGGCATTTCTACCTAAATCCGATAATGTTGTCATTATTCCATTTTCAGATGCACTTATTGTAACTGAACTTGGATTGATTGCAGTATTGGACAAATCACTAGCTTCACTTACCGCCGCCGCACTTACCGCCGCATAGATTGGAACTTCTACTGATTTTCCGCCACCTGTTATAGCATAATTTTTTACAAGAGGTCGCATAGTTGACCT